TCATTTCAGGTTCAGTTTCGGTCGAAGGGCCGGTACGTTGTGCGGCGCGGCCGGCGCCACCAGGTGCATGCGCAGCACGCGCACCGTGTTGTCGCGCATGCGGCGCGCCGGCACGCCGAGCTTCGCCAGCTCGCGCAGCTGCTCGGCGGGGCGCCGGTAGCGTGTCAGCTCGAACAGCTCAGCATCGGACAGGATTTCAATCACTGGAATTCCTTTCGCGAGTCGATGTGGATTGGCGTGAGTCACGGTGCAACGGAAGGTATCTGCAGTTGGTAAGCTTGTCAGTTATACTAGCGTTGCCGTAAGATATGTTTCTCATGAGAGGAATTCGTTTCACAAATAGGAGTGGCGATGGCCAGCGACAGCGATGAAGGTCACGAATTGGCCGCACAGTTGAAAGCTGAGTATGCAGATCATCGGAAATTTCTGAAGTCGATGGTCGATTCGAAAGAATTTGGACAGGGAGAGATGACGGCGGAAAAAGTGGCCGCGCGTTTCGAAGCGCATGCGCTTCGTGTAGCGGAACTGGAATTCCGTCTGCAAGCTTTTAAGCAGCATCAAAAGTAATCCGCAAACGGCGGTGGCTTATTCTCCCTTTAGTCTTCTTCCACAGTTCCACGTGGATTCCTTCCCTTTTTGGTGCAACTCGGCAGCCAGCCGCACGGGCGGCCACGTCAGCAGGAAGTTGACGGTGGCGCTCATGGCTGGATCCGCCGAAACTCCAGCGCCCACACCCACGGGTTCGCCGCCCAGCTGCCGGCGCCGTTGATGTTCTCCCATAGCTCGGCGTACCACTGACGTGGATCAGCGCCCTGTGCCATGTTCGGGAATGGGCAACCCTCATCCATAGCATCGCCACGGCTGGTGTCCTGCAGCCGCTCCACACGCACGCTGACGATCTCCAGCAGGATGCGGCTGGCGGCGCGCGGCATGTGGATGCTCGGCTTCCAGGTGATGCCGTCGTGCTCGTGGCCAGGGTCGGCTCGGTAACACACGTGCGCGATGATGCCCGGGTGGTCCGGGTTGAAGCCCCACGTCTCGCGGACCCACAGGCGATCGCCCGGCTGGCCGTAGGGGCACGCGAACGGATATTCCATATTGTCGACGTTAGCGCTTTCGCCATCCTCGCTGCGATACGGCCACCAGCCATCGCCGTGGTCGAGTAGCACGAAGGCGTCGTCGCGCGGGTGCGGCTTCACCACACGCCGCGTCTGCGTCTTCGTGCCGTCCAGCAGCGCGCGCACCATCGGCGCCGAGAAGAGAATGCCGCGTTCAGTCACAATGGCCTCCTTCACTGTCCACGGCGCCGTCCGGCACGGGCGTCGGCGGCGCGTGGTTCACCCGCGTCACCACATATTCCTCGATCGTTTTCCCTGGCCACTGCGCGGGATCCGGCTGATTCGTGTAAAACGCGGAAGTCCAGCCTGATGGATTTTTCACGAGCCACAGACGCGGCGGGGCGCCCGCCATGGCAGCGAGGATGGCTACATCCTTCGCGTCGTCGGCCTGCAGGTCAAGCAGCCGCGCCAGCGCCGTGACGTCGCCGGCCAGCACGGCATGGTCCGGAGTGGCGCCGCGCAGCGCGACGGCTGCAGCGCCGGATGCGCGCAGCAGCTCGGCCACGGCGTCGAGCACGATGCCTTTCAGAGTTTCCAGTTGGTTGCTATGGTCCATGGTTATCCTTTAGTCGGTCATTAGGGTGTGTTACGATTTCAGGTCGATAGGGGTCGACCTGCCATGCTAAAAAAATTCAAGGATGCGTTTAAACCTGAGGCACGTTGGTTGATCATCTGCGTCATAAGTCTCACCATGCTCGCGGCCTTTCCGATAATCGCGCAAAGGCTTGGTGAAAAACTGTACGAACCTGTCGCTACTCTTTGGGGTAGCGCTCTGGGAGCATTAGCAGGCGTAGCAGGCGCGTTTTGGATCGCAGACCGGCAGACATCAGTTCAACGCAGGGGAGCGGCGCGGCTTGTCCGTGAAATGTTTTTCCCTGTTACGCATGCCATTAGTGAAGTAGTTGGTGTACTCGGCCGACCTGAACGACCCAACTGCTATGACGGCGATGACGAGCCGCAGATATTCGAGCCAGAAAAATGGCGGGAAGTCGCGGACCAAGCCGGCTTTGTTGTCGCGCGTTACACCGTATTCAGAGGACGCATTCACCGATATGAGGCAGGTTTAAGCCTGCTATCGGCTAATGCCCTAACAGCAGCTTTCGAACTGGAAACTCAACTCGAAGATGCTATCAATGGCTCCATCAGCCGCTTGCTAATCGTTCCTCACGAATACTCGCGTGGTGAGCACGTTCCTATTGCTAAATCTCCTAGTTGGAGTGTGCGTTTTATCCTTTCTAAAATTGAACGTGATATTCAGCTTCTGATGGCAAAACTTGAGGCTGAAGCGATGTGAGCTGTCGTGTATTAAGTTCGCTTCGATGTAACCGAATTACATTCGATGGGCTTGTGTGGCAGGGCCAAGGCAAGTGCGACATTACGAACCCATATAGGGGTTGCGTTCAATACGAACGTCTCGCCCAAGCCCGCCAGCAGCAGTGTTGTGCCCATTACTTCTGCGATCGCCGTAGCAGCCTTCGGCGGCACTAGGTTGCCGATGTGCTCCCGCCATACGCTGTCGCTCATCCCATCCAGCAGCAGGTACTCTTCGGGCTCGATCAGCGACTGCAGCGCGGCTAGTTCGAGCGTCGTGAACGGCCGGTGCCAGGTGCCGTCCAGCGCGCGGATGATGGCGACCGTCTTCTGGTCCGGCGCCGGAAGCCCATCGATGCGCGGATCTGCGACAGACCAGCGACCGTTGTCCTGGCGCGCGGCCGCACTGACGGCACCGGAGGCTGACTCCCACGGCACCACCCCGTAGTGGCCGCCGGTCAAATACGCATCGCCGGCCACGCGGCGCATGCCGGTACGCGGGTCTGCAACGGCAACGGCTCCCTGGCCAGTGGTGCTGCCGGCGATCACCGTGCCGGTTGCCTCGTCCCACCTGGTGATCGCATACTTTCCGAACAGCTCGCGCGCTGGCGGCCGCGGATCCTGCACCGCGAACATTCCCTGTCCGGGCGACTTCACGTTGATGACGGCGCCCATCGTCTCGCCCCACCCGCACACGCCGTATTGGCCGCAGTCGTATGTGCCCGAATCGAAGCGCGGATCCGCCACGCACGCGCCGCTGCCGTGCGCTCCGGAGACGACGCGCGCTGGCTCGTCCCATTGGCCCACGCGCAGCTCGTTGCTGTGCTTCGCTGGACCCATGTGACGCGGATCGGCCACGGCGAAGTTGCCGCAAGTCGGCGCGCCACGGCTGGTCACGGTGCCGGTCGGCTCCGTCCAACGGTTCACACCGAGCGTGCCGCCGTGCATTTCCGGCACCAGCAGGTAGTCGCGCAGGTGTCCGTTCTCGACCGCTAAGCGGTTCAAGGAGCGCCAGTCGCTGCCGGCCTCGACGAACGCCAGCCGCACCCACGTTTTCCACTGCAGGCGCGGGATCCGGTGCATCGGGCCGGCCGCCGCGTCGCCGGGCATCGGCATGCGGCCCAGCACATCGCCGACGGCCTGCAGACGTTTGCGCTCCGGCTCGTACAGGAACGCCGGCACCTTCTCGGTGTGGCGCGCCACCAGCAGGAAGCGCTTGCGGCTCTGCGCCAGGCCGCCCAGCTCGCCGCAGTCGTGCGTCGTCTCGGCCACCGCGTAGCCGTACCGGCGCAGCAGCTGACCGATCTGATCCAGCAGGTGCCGGCCGCGCGTGGCCAGGCGGGGCACGTTCTCGAAGACGATCAGGTCGACCGGGTCGTTGCCCCAGGCCTCGCACATGAGCCAGATGCAGCGAAGCGTCAGCTCGTTCAGCGCCTGGTACTTCGCCGTCTGGCTCATCTTCTCCGACAGCAGCCCGCTGGCGCCCTTGCACGGGCTGCTGATGAACACGACGTTCGGCCGCTCGTTGCCGGCCGCCCGCTGGATGTCGGCCGGTCCCATTTCGCGCCACCCGGCCGGCGGCTTTTTCCCGTGGAACGCGGTGTACTGCGCACGGGTGAACAGGTCCATCACCGTGCCGGGCGTGCCCACCAGGCGATCGAAGTCGCGAATGGCCGATGGCGAGACGTCGACGCCGCCGAGGCAGCGGAAGCGGGCGGACACGTTGCCCACGCGCGGGTGCGCAGCGTTGAAGCCTTTGGCCGCGCCGCCGATGCCGCAGCAGAAGTGGAAGTGCGTGATCTCGCGGGTCATGTGTACATCACGGGGCATTACGATTCTCCTATCAAATCCATCTGCCGCGGGTCCACCGCGGTCTCTACATACACAACCACCTCGCCGAACTGGTCGATCGAATCGCAGTCGCGCAGGCCGCGCAGCACGGCTTCGGCAGCGGCCACCCGGCACACAGCAGCTGGCTGGCGGTGGAACAGGCAGCCGTGACAGTTCAGGCCGCGGTTGTCCTCGTCGTCGACCAGCGGCCGCTCGACGTGGTTGAACTGCATGCGGCGAGGATCCATCACTGCTGCGCGCTGCTCGCGCGAGCCTGCTGGTACCGCAGGAAGCGCCGGCGGATCCGCTCGTGCCAGCGCGCCTCGGCGGCCGCGTCGCGGTCCAGCTCGCTGCGCGACGTCACCTCGCACAGCTCACGGACCTTCGCCGCGGCGGCCGCCTCGCTGCTGACGCCCAGGCAGGCCTGGAACTCGGGCTCGCGGCAGCGCAGCGCAGTCCACACGGACGGCTTCTGCGTCGTCATGCCGGCTGCTCCTCGTCGGCGCCGTCGACCACCTCGATCACGTCGGCCTTCTTCTCATACGGGTACTTCGCCGCGTGCGGCTTGATGTGCTTGTAGAAGTGGCTGCCGATCGACTCAGCTGCGGCGAACTCCTCGAACGCCGCGGCGTCAAAGTTCTGGTAGTGGTACACGCTGCCCGGGCCGGTACGGCCCTTGAACTGAATGGCCAGGGTGTTGCTGTCTGCGCTGTGGCCGATGGCCGCGATTTGCGACGAATCGACCGGCAGCATTTCGATATCGTGGAGGATGGGCATGTCGTTCTCCTGTGGTGGTGGAATTAGGCCGCGGCGTACTGCTGGTTGCGAACGGCGTCGATGTGGTCGATCAGTGCCGCGCAGATGGCGGGGAAGTCGGCCTCGTGGTACAGCACTGCGGCGCGCTCGCGGCCGGCAGCCGTGAAGCCCAGCGTGGTCAGGAAGGCAGCGGTTATGCTGAAGCCGAGGCGTGTGCCGATCTGGCCCAGGCGCAGCACAGGCTCGGCCGCTGCGTTACCCGTGGTTTGCCCGGCCATCACTGGCCGCCCTCCAGCGCAGCGCGGCGCTCCGTTGCCAGGGCTTCCAGTTTGGTGCGCTCAGTGCTGGGCGGCGCAGTGCGCAGCTCATCGACGAGGATGTCGAGCACATCGAGATCAGCGCACTGGCTGATGCGGCTGAACATCGTGTCGTAGTCGACTGCGAAGTCCGCGCCGGTGCCGGCCTGGTCGGCGGGCGGCGCTGCGTCGTGGCCCAGCTCCTGCGGCGGCTCAACTTCGGCGAAATTGCCGTCGATGACGGCGCTATTCTGCTGGCTGACGCCAGCATCGGCCTGCTCGTCAAGGCCTACGGCCTGCTGCATTTCGATCGACACCGGCAGGAATTTAAACAAACGGCGCACGACAGATTTCAGTGCCATGGCCGCATAGTCAGTTACCCATGGCCCGTTGTCGGCTGACTTACTGCGCGCGCGGATGCCGTCGACCTCGGCGCGCGACATCACGTCGAACTGCACGCCGCCGTCCTTGAGCTTCGCCACTGCGTACACGAAGCGCAGCTTGTCAGGCTGTGTGCGGTTCGGATTCTGCCAGTCAGGCGTGTGCGTCAGCTTGGAATCCAGGCCCAGCTCGCAATCGAATTGGTCGCCTTCATACACGCCGCGCGCTTCGATGCTGATGATTTGGCCGCTGCGGCGTGCCAGGTCGATCATCCCCCGGTAGCCGATGATCACCTGCGCTTCGGTGCCCACTGTCTCCCAACGGCCGCCGACCTTCTGGCGCTTGTCGAAGGGCAGGATGTAGGCGTGGCCCAGCGCGTTGCCTGGCTCCAGGCCCAGCTGCGCGCACTGAATGACAGCACCCAGGAACGACATGGGGTCGCACTGTGCAAGCTTCGGGATCTTGCGCATTTCCGTAGTGGCGATGCGCGCCATGCGCTCGGCCGTCATGTGGCGCGGCAGCGCAACCTTGAGCTGCGACTGCACGGCCGGGCTGGCCATTAGCTGCGCCAGATCCTTCGGCTTCTCGGCTTTCGCAGGCTGGCCAGTAGTGATGGCCTTCAATTGGGATGTGCTCATTTATGCTTGCTCCTTCAGTTTGGCCAGTCGGAAGTCGACGTAGCGGGTTGCGTCGTAGTTGACGGTGTAGGCCTTCTTGCTGATGACCTTGCGGGTGAAGGCCATGCCGTCGGCGAATTTGATGGCGGCCGCGCTGCCCATTTCAGCGAGCAGGTGGGCTTTGGCGCCGGCCAGGATGGCTTCGTAGTGGTCGCGCATCTCGGCGGCCGTGCCGATCACGGCGCGCCAATGCTCATGCATCGCGGTCGCGTCGATGACCGTGCCATCCGTGCCCGGATACAGACGCTTGATGGTGTCGATGATGTCCTTGTGCTCGTAGTCCAGCGGAGGCTGCACCTTCGGCAGCACGTACTTCGTCCAGAACTCAGCGGCCCGGGCCCGCATGGCCTCGATCAACTCGTCGTCGCGCTCGACCACGTACGGCTTGAGGTCATCGCCGATCAGCGCGAACACGCGGCAGCGACTAGCGGTGCGCACGCCCATGCCGTGCTGCACCTGGGCGACGTAGTGCAGCGGCAGGTTGTCGGTGCCGTGCTCGCCCCATTCCTTCATCTTGAATGGATGCACAGTCTTGATCTCACCGTTCTCGACCTCGCCCGTGTCTGGATCGCGGTATTCGAAATCGATCTCGGCGGCCATGTACGGCAGCTCCGCGTCGATGTAGCGGTTATTCGCCGCGACGATCTCCAGGCCGTGTTCCTCGCGGATCATGTCGAGGATGTACGGTTCCAGGCGCGAGCCGCGGCGCTTTGCTGCTGCGTTCTGGCCGCTCTCGGCGCGCGGCTTGATTTTGTCCAGCCACAGGTCCACGACGTTGCGGTATGGGCTCACGCCCAGGATTGCGGCGATGTCGCTGCCGCCGAGGTATTTCATGCGGTCGTAGGTGGTCGGATCGACGATTGCATTCATGGTCATTCCTAGAAATCGTTGAACAGGCTGTGGAAGGCGCGGGCCAGCGCGTGGCGCGGCTCCATGCCAACACGGCGGAACAATCTGTACTTCGTCCGGATGTAGCGGCCGGCGCCGATGGCGTTACCGATCACGTTGAGCTCTCGGTGAGCTCCAGGCGCTCCTCGATCAGGTGCAGACAGAGCGCGCGTTCCCGCACCAGCTGGCGCGTGGCTTCCTCGCGCAGGACCTGCAGGCCTTCGATCGTCTCGCTGTTGCGGGCCAGCGCGCGGCGGTTCAGGTGCAGGCGGACCGGGCGCAGGGCTTTGCGCACCATGCGGCGCGTGATGCGGGTGAGGGCGGTCATGCGACACCTGCAGCACGGAGGGCAGCGTTGGCAGCCACGCGCGCAGCGTCGTAGCGCGCCTCGGCCCTGTTCTCGTCGGCGGCCGTGGCGTCTGGGTGGCCGAGTGTGTTGCCCAGTGCGACACCAGCGCGGAAGTACTCGAGCAACGCATCGTGGGTGTTGCAGGCGCGGACGATGAAGGCAGCGTTGCGCGGCGCGATCGATTCCGCGATCAGGTGGCCACCGTAGTACGCCACCGCATCACTGCCGCCGATCTCCGGCACCGCTTCGTCCGCGACTACCGCGCCGGTGCTGGTCCCTGCGCCGATGCGCCACGGCGTTTTCGTGTGTTCCATCGTGCTGCTCCCTGTTCTGGCCGGCGCCGCCGGCGGTTGTTGGTGGGGGTGCCGGTCTATTCCCGACTGCCAGGCGTTGGGCGCCACCCAGGGGTTCAGCTAGACATTTATGGGGACCGTCTTGAGAACCCTCTAACCGTCATCCAGTCCCAATAAGCACTCGCTGGAATGCGCTTATCGGGGTGCCTGTCTGTTCCAGGCTGCCAGGGCATTCGAGATCCCACTCCGTCAACTTCCTGACCCGACTGCAGGGCAAGACGCACGTTGTACGGGGTGCGCCGCTCCGCTCTCTCAAACCAGCACGCTGTCCAGCAGCCGGTCGTGTGCCGCGCGCTCGGCGCGGTCCTCGATGTCGTTGGCCACGCGTTCACGCTCCAGGCGCGCCAGCTCGGCGCGGGCCCGCTCTTCGGCCTCGGTCCACACCAGGTCATTGATCACTGCTTGCAGGGGATTGCGGCCGGCGGCCGTGGCCTTGATCAGCGCGGCCAGCGCGTTCTCGTCGGACAGGTAGTCGCTCAGGGCCATGTCAATGACCGTCGTGTTGTTCGGTTCGCCGGCCTTCAGCGCAGCCATGATCGTGGCGTGCTGGGCGCGCGTGACTTCTGTCAGCTTTTCGTCGTACTGCTCATCGGTGGGGGTGGTGCGGGGCATGGTGGTCTCCGGTTCAGTTCGTCTCATCTACAACGCTAGGTTACAACTACAAAGTTGTAATTGCAAGAGAAAGTTGTAGAAAAAATCGTTCGAAGGCGCGGAGGTGGGGCAGGTTGAATTTATGGCGGAAAAAAAGCTCGCGTGCTGCGAGCTATGGGGCCCCGCATAGCGGGGCTTGAAAGACATGGCAGACCACAAGTCGGGCTGCGCAAATGTTGGGGGAGGCGTGGCGGTGGACGCCGCGCCCAAGGCTACTTAAGTGTGACTTCCGCAGTTCGCGATCATGTATTGGATCGACTCTTTATAGCCATTCATGTCGATGTCTTCGATCAATGTGCTACCCAGAATGGTCATTGTCTGTAACCGGACACGCTTAGATTCGTAAATCCTGTCATAGCTATGCGAAAGGTCAGCGGCGCTGATTTTACCCTCCATTTCTGTTGCTAACCGGAGCTCGTCTGCCGGCGCATCGTCGACGCGAAGTTGATAAGCCTTTATCCCGCCGCGCCCCTTAAAACTGACGTATAGCTTCCCTGGATTCCCCTGGATTGTCCACGCACCTTCATAGAGCGCAGTACAGTTCTTCCTATCTGTCATTGCGTCCTGCTTTTGAATAACGTGCCATTTTCCTGATGCAAATACTTCGCCGTCTTTTTTCATGGCAGGTGCAACAGATTGCGGTAGTGGAACGGCTGCGGGTGCGGACTGAGCCACGGGTGCAGATACGTCCGCCTTTGCCGGGTCCTTGGCCGCTTTGTCGTAGCATGCCAATCGAGCTTTATCGGTTTTAATCGATAGGCAATTTGCACTCGAAGCGGATGCAGATGATGCTACTGCATACGCAGCAATGAGTATAAATTTATATTTCATAACACCCCTTATCCGGCATCGTGGCGTGCCGTTGCGCCTCCCCGCGCAATGCGAGGATTACTTGCTGTCTCTGCCACGCGGTATACCCATAAAGCCGCGGACGATCCAGCCAATTGCGGCCACGGTAAGCCAGTACACAAATAAAGCCAAGCCGAGGTAGCCCGCACCTCTTTCAATGTTTGCCCAACGTGCGCGCGAATATTCTTCGGCCGCATCGGAGTAATCTTGGGGCGTGGGGATGTATGCATCCGCTATACTAGCCGTGAATTCGATTACCTCCGAACTATATGGCCCATTGAAATAAGTGTATTTAGTGTCGCTTTTATAGGCAATTCCTCTGGAGGTCCCTTCATGAGCTATAGAAAGGAAGCAGAACTTTATATAGAAGCTTTTTCCGTCTGGAGTATTGTGATTCCTGCTTTGACTGGCATCCAAACCTATTCGGCAATTGTCTCCAGATTTTATCAGCGTCCTCCCGACGTCTGTAACTGCGTAGTTGAGTTCCACAAAAGGCTTATCAATTACAATAGCGATAAAGGAGCCTATTAAAATTAGGCCTGCAAAAATAAGCGCGACACGTCTGCTTCCTTCAAAGATGTTCATCTAGAAAATCCTTAGAGCCCACCGGTGCCACTTCTATCCCGCACGCGACCGATGACAGTGATGTGCTCGTTCGCCAGCTCGGCTGGCACTTCCTCATCCCGGTACGACGGGTTCACGCTGCGCAGCACCAGCGTGCCATCGAGGCGTCGGCTCAGGTACTTCACACGCAGCTGATCTCCGTAGCGCAGCGCATAGAGCCGTCCATCGGTAACCTCCGTCTCATCCAGGTTCACCAGGATCGTGTCGCGTGCGAATAGCATCGGCTCCATGCTGTCGCCTGTCACGCGGAAGCGCCGCACTCGATCAGGGTTGATGCCGTGCTTCTGGAACCAGCTGCGCCGGTATGTGGCTGGCTCGTGCTCGTCTACCAATTCGTAGTTGATGTGACCGTTCCCACCTGAAAATTTGATCCGCGACTCGGGCACCAGGACCACGTCGTCAGGCACCCCGTCCTCGGGATCCCGAGCGATTACGGCTGAGTGCACCGCAGGCTGGTCTCGCGGCGCTTGCCGCTTCTCGCCGACACGCGCGCTATCGAAGATCGATTGATCGCGTGCTTCCAACTTGATCAGCGCAATGTCGCGCTCGCGTCGCCGGGTTGCATCGCTGCCGAACTTCAGCTCCGAAGGCGATACGCCCAGGAAGAGGGCTGCTGCATCCAGATTGGCGCCGCGGGGCTCCGTCACGCCTGACATCCATTTCTGAACGGCCTGCGGCGTCACGCCGACAGCGCGTGCCATTTCTGACTGGTTGCCGCCGTTCTTGGCTTGCAAAAGTTCAGTTAGTCGAATTGCCATTGTTTCCATTCAGAGATATTACAAGTTTCCGTTGTAGCGAGCACTGCAAAAAAAAGTTGTAGCTACAACCGTATTGATGTAACCTTGGGTTGTAACCAACCAACCGTGGAGACCCATGGAAACCGGAATCGCAAAAGCCATCCGTATCGCGGGCAGTCAGACCGCTCTCGGCAATCTTCTCGGCCTGACACCGCAGGCCATTCAAAAGTGGGCCGCGCAGGGTGCCGTGCCGGGCGAGCGCTGCCGCGATGTGGAGTCTGTCCTCGATGGCCAGGTCACCCGCTACGAACTGAATCCTGCGGTGTTCGGGGAGGCTCCTGCCCCTGTATCGCAGTAGCACCCAGCCCACTGTAACCCCTGAAATCCTGAACCACGACCACTAGGAGCAACACCATGGAAGAGCTCTACAGCATTTATCCGAAATGGCGCTTGCGCCTGCTTCACCTCTTCGCGAAGGCCCTGGGCGTGCTGGTTCACGTGCGGGGTTGCCCGTTTGGCTCGGTTCGGCTCTACCGCCGGTCGCCGGAGGGGAATCCAGCGAACCGCACTGGGGCTGGCGGTAGCCCGAACAGCATTACCGCCTCCAGCGAGCCTGAATGAACTCTGGCGCCGGCTCCATAGCGTTGTGCCACCAGGCGTCCGCTGCGTCGATGACGAGGATCCTGTCGTTGCTACTGGCTACTGCGGAAACGAATTCCTCAGCCAATTTTGCCGACAGCGACGACTTCACATAGAACAGCGACGCCTGGACGCGGACAGCCTCACCGAGAGCATTGATGGCAGCAATGACCCGTTTGTAATTTTGAATCGGCACATCAAGGTCATAGGCCACGAAAAGATTATTAGCCACGGGTGATTCCTTTCAAAAAAGTTGTTGTTGGGGAATGACAATTTAGCACGACTGGGATCACCCACCCGAACGACCCATCCACCCTCGTAACCCGCACCACCAAGGAGAAAACCATGAGCCTCAACCCACGAACGCGCACTGAATGCCTGGAAACCCTGCTGAGCCCTACCGAGATGACCGGCTTCGCCGGCCTGTGCAACCTGCTCGGCGTCTCGAAGAGCGCGCACAGCCGCAGCCTCATCAACAACGCCGTGCGCACGCATGGTATCTCCCAGGTGCCAAAGGGGGAATCCCGAGGATGTCCGGGTCAAGGCCGGATGCCGAGCCGGGCCAGCGCCGTAAAGGGCATGGTCAGCGCGCGGAGGAATTTTTAATGGCTTCCGGCTGCGCCAGGTATCGACGAAAAAATAGCCCGGCGAGCGTCCGGGCCATGACAGGAAACGACATGAAAAATTTACCACCGGATCACCCGGCAGCCACGAAGGTCATTGCGAAGGCATGCACCTGGGTGGATCGCCGGAAGGCCGCGCAGTGCGCGCCAGTGGAAGAGAAAGCACGCGCGGCAGGCAAGCTCAAGGTGAGCGGCAACGAGCTGGCCGAGGCGGTTGAGAAGTATCGCCGGGCAGGGGAGGGCTGCTGATGGCTGATCCAGTCATTTCACGCGCCATGATCGAGGCGAAAGCCCGCTCGGCATTCGCGCGGGGCGCCGGCCGCGAAGATCATGGCTTCAACTGGCACGCGCACGCCATCGCCGTCTGGCAGGAGGAGTGGGATCGCTGCGAACGCGATAGGCTGCTCGACGAGGTCGTCGACATCGCTGATGCATGCCCGAACGAACCTGCGGCCATCGAGGATGCGAGGCAGCGGATCGCCGCCAATATCCACGCTGCCGGCGTCTCGTACGGGGTGCGGCCATGACCACGCCGAAAACCAACCGCAAGAGCGGCTTCCCGGCCGTGCATCTGCTCGAAGAAATCGCCCAGCTGCTGGCCGAGGGCCCGCGCACGTCGAACGAGCTCGTGGCCATCACCGGCTACACGAAGGTGACCTGCTGCACGCGCCTCAAGCAGCTGGAAGCCTCTGGCCAGGCATACCGCGTCGTGGCGCAGGCCTCGGTGACCTGGTACGCCGGGCGCAAGCCTGCCGCGGACACGGCCGCGATCATTCCTCGCCAACCCACGGTGCGCGATTACCCGGTGATCGGCCGCCGCGACATGCTGGTGCAGGCGTTCTTCGGTGCGCCGCGGGAGTGCCGGGCATGACGACCACGAACGCTATTGAGGCACCGGCGCGCCCGGTGCTGCGCTACCACGGTGGCAAGTTCCGCCTGGCGCCGTGGATCCTCTCCTTCTTCCCACGCCACACCGTCTACGTCGAACCGTTCGGCGGTGCCGCGTCCATCCTGCTGCAGAAGCCCCGCGTAGGCGCCGAGTGCTACAACGACCTCGACTCGACGGTCGTGAACCTGTTCCGAATCCTGCGGGACCCCGCGCTCGCGCTCGAGCTGCAGCACCTGGTGGAAATGACGCCGTTCGCGCGGGACGAGTTCGACTGGGCATATGAGCCGGCCGTCAGCGACATGGACCTCGCGCACAAGACCATCATCAAATCCTTCATGGGCCACGGCTCCGACTCGGCCACGCGCAGCTGCAGGACCGGTTTCCGATCGAAGTTGACCGACGGCCGCGTGCTGCCGGCCGTGGAGTACTCGACCTGGTCGCATGCCATCCCGGACTTCACACGGCGCCTCCGCGGTGTCGTCATCGAAAACCGCAACGCGTTCGAGGTGATCGAGCGCATGGATTCGCCGTCGACCCTGATCTACGCGGACCCCCCGTACTGCCACAGCACGCGCTCCGCGATCATGGGCCGCTCTGCGAAGACGCACGGCTACCGGCACGAGATGAGCGACGACGACCATCGCCAGCTGGCCGCAGTACTGCACGCGGCGCAGGGCATGGTGGTGCTGTCCGGCTATCCCAGCGATCTGTACGACCGCGAGCTTTACCCGGACTGGATCCGTCACGAGCGCCGGCACGTCGCCGACGGCGGCCGCATGCGCATGGAAGTCGTCTGGATCAACCAGGCATGCGCCAGTGCGCTCGAACAGCAGGCCGCCCAACAGCGGATGTTCGTATGAATCCCGCCGACCTCTCCGCGCTGGCGGCACCGCTCACGCCCGCCGACTGCAACCTCCAGGACTTCGCCTTCATGCCACTGGACGTCGTGCGGCTGCGCGATAGCGACCTGGCCGTGACCGCCGAGGCCGACGAGTTCCGCTGCGCAGTGCTGCTGTGGTGCGCCGCGTGGCACCAGGTGCCGGCCGCAAGCCTACCTGACGACGACAAGGTGCTGGCCCAGTACGCCGGCTATGGCCGCGTCGTGAAGGCGTGGCAGAAGGTCCGGGCAGGTGCGCTACGCGGCTGGATCAAATGCGCAGACGGCCGCCTGTATCACCCTGTCGTCGCCGAAAAGGCCAACGAGGCCTGGATGGCGAAGCTGCGACAGCGCCTGAAAACCGAGTGCGCGCGCATTAAAAAGCACAACGAGCGGCACGGGACAAGCATCCCGTTTCCCGATTTCGATAGTTGGTTGTCATCAGGTTGTCCCACGGGACAGCCGCTATTTGTCCCTAGCGACAAACCCAAGGTGTCCCAGGGACAGACTCGCAGTGTCACCGGTGAAAAGCAATCCAAGGGACAGGGAGAGGGACAGGGACAGTTAACTACAAACCCAGAGAGCGGCGGCTCATCGGACAGTACTCGCGAGGACTACGACGACGACCGGCTGCCGCCTCGCCCAACGCTCGCCGGCGTCGACCCGAGCATGCGTGCCGTCGCCATCGCCACGCTGCTGACCGGCGCGGGGGTGAGGAAGGTCACGGCCTTCCATCCGGACGTCGCCGTGACCTGGGCGCAGGACGAGCGCGTCACCGACGTGCTGCTGCTCGACGCCGTGAAGCGGGCCAGGGAATCGCTGGGCGACGAGCCGTTCCACGTGCCGTACCTGAAGCCGATCGTGGTCGAGCTGCTGAACCCGCCGCCACCGAAGCCTGCGAAGCCAAAGGCCGACGACTGGGCCTGGAAGCGCAGCAACCAGGGCATCGACGCCAAGGGCCGTGAGCTCGGCCTGTTCGCCCGCGGTGGCGAGACCTACCCCGACTTCGCTGCACGCATCCAGGCAGCCATCGACAAACGCAAGGAGGCCGCATGAACCACGGACACGAAGACCGCATCGCCGAACGCCCGCAGCACCTTTGCGCCGCCTACGGCTGCCCGCTGATCGGCTCGATGTCGAGCAGCACGACCGGCAGCACGGAGTGGTGGTGTTTCGCCCACTTCGGCGCCAACGCCGGCAAGCTGCAGGCCATCACGTCCGAGATGCATCGCCTGCGCTGGCTGTCGATGGCCGTGCACGACGTGCGTCACCACCCACCTGGCACCGCTGAATCGCGCGCCGCATTCCAGATGATCGAGCGGCAGCTGACGGCGCACCAGCGGCCGGATCTGCTGTGGAAGCGCAAGGCCGATCACCACAGCGGCGGCGAAGCCCGCAGCACCTGGTTGGCACGCTTGGAGAGCGCGCTGCGCCACGAGCTGAGCCCCGTGCTGGACTCGTCGGCCTACAACCCGACCATGCCGGCTGGAGGAGGCGAGGTAGCGACGTTTTCGAAGGTCGGCTTCGACATGCCAGCGTGATGACTGAGACCATTTCGCGCGCAAGGCGCACCACCGGGAGGAATCGCATGAACGAACAGCACCCCATCGACGACATCGTGCAGGGCGTGGCCGAGCTGGCGCACAGCGTTGGTCTCGAGGTCTACGGCCTGGTCGATACGCCGGGGTTCGTGAGCGTGCCCATGGTCTTCGGGCCGCTCGACTCGATCGCCATCCTGGCCGACTTGCTGCTCGAGCGCATCGAGCCAACCCCGCGCCGGTACCGCGGCCGGCGTGTCGGCGCAACGGCGTGCCGGATCCAGCGGACGGCGAAGCACGACGGCGATTCGATCGTGGTCCCGGCCGGCACCGCACCGCTTACCGACGACGTCCTCGTCATCGGGCTGCCGCTGCGCGAGGGCGATAGCCAGGAACGAATTACACCCGGCACCGCGCCGGGCACCACAACGACAAGGAGAACCACCCCATGACCATCCTCGCCATCGATCCGGGGACCACGCAATCCGGCTTCTGCATCTACGACGGCGACCGCGTGATCGATTCCGGCGTGCTCGATAATGCCGACATGATGCTGCTGGTGCAGCAGTGGCCCGCCAAGCACCTCGCGATCGAGATGATTGCCTCGTACGGCATGGCCGTCGGCCGCGAGGTCTTCGAAACCTGCGTGTGGATCGGCCGCTTCCAGCAGGCCTGGCGTGACCCGCGCGCCGTGGAGCTGGTCTACCGCAAGGACGTGAAGATCCACCTATGCGGCACGACCAAGGCCAAGGATCCGAACGTGCGCCAGGCGCTGCTCGACATGTTCCCGCGCACCGGTGGCGGCAAGACGCCGCAGATCGGCACGAAGGGGCGGCCGGGCCCGTTGTTCGGCGTGTCCAGTCATGCGTGGCCAGCGCTGGGCGTGGCCGTCACCTTGCTGGCACGTCGCGCGCGGCAGCTGGGGGGAGCAGCTTGACGGAACGCCGCGATATCGGATCCAGGCTGGAGAACTGGTCCCGCTGGGCGCTGACCCGCGAGCGCCGGCCTGCCGCCAGCCAGACGGGCGCCATCTGCGACGCGATGCGCAGGGCAGCGGAGGGCTCAGCATCGTCGACGCTCGAGCGCCGAACCATCGATGAGGACGACGCTTGGCTGCTCGAGCGCGCGATGCCGAAGCTGGAGACGAAGCACCGGCTGATGCTGTGGTGGTGCTACATCCGCCAGGCGCCGCCAGAGGTGGTGTGCCGGAAGACGGGGATTCCGCAGCGGCCGGCGACCGAGTTCGTGAGCGCATTCCGGCAGGCACAGGCTGCGGTAGAATGCTTCGTCGCGAACATTGACGAGAACGAATGCGTACAAAAATGACACTCCAGCTATCCGAGCGATCGCTGCAAACGCTTCAGTTTGCATTGCAAGTCGCATCTGTCGAGACCGAGAAGTCGCTGGCGAAAGCAGTTTTCGCCAGTGATCGGGAGTGGATCCAAACTTGTCAGGACAGGCAAAGTGCAATCGAACAGGCCCGCGCTGAGCTGCAGCTGCAGCGCCAAGTAGCTCCCGCCGCTGAAATTCCTTAGCCCACGAAACTACGCCGGCCACCACCGGGTGGTCGCTACATTGCGACTACTGGAATTCGCATTGGCTCCCAACTTTGGTTAAAATTGCATTCCCAATTCACGTAACGTTTGCCGAGCGCATGCGTAATTAATCAAGGGATGAGCGATGAACAATGACAGTAGTGGCCCGGCCTTTCCGACCCAGACCTGTTCGGTATTTTGCTTAGATGCCAGCGGCGAAAAGGTTGAAGTGCAGCGGCCTGGTTGCGACGGCATGTCACTGCGTGACTATTTCGCATCGAAGGTGTTGGCCAGCTTGATCGTAGCCCCTGGTTTGAGTTTTGATAATTCGATGGCTCCGGAATTGGCTCGGCTGAGCTATGTACTCGCTGACGCAATGTTGTTCGCCCGCAACGAAGGGGTTGAGAACGTGCAATAGTCATTGACGTCGCCCGTCATCTAGTTTAAATTTCCTACCTACAACTTATTTCCGTCGTTCAAGACGCGTCCGGGGTGCCAGATTGGCAGCCCCCGGCGTCTTCAGGGAAAAACAAGGCCCCGCGATCAGCAATGACGCGGGGCTTTTTGCTTCAGTCCCTCACCAGAATCGCTATGTCGGCCGCGATGGACTGCGTGTGACCCACGATCTCACGAACGACCTGTTTCAGCTCCTCCTGGAATTGATCCTTCCGCAAGCCGTTGGGGAAGCGTTGCGCGAGATCTGTCAGGGCCTCGTGCCTCACCTTGTACGCAAACAGTAGTTCGTTGTAGTCCATCAATCCTCCGAGATCAGTTGGCAAAAGCTCAACAGTAACACGACCAAGGGACACATCATGGCGACCACTACGCACCCCAGCAAGGAATCGGTGCGCGAGTGGCTTGACCGCCGCACCTGGTCGCCCGAGCCCCCACCCTCGCCGGAAGAGATCCGGCACGAACTGGGCTGGGACCTGATCCCCGAATGCCGGCGGCCTGGCCGCCAGAAAGACCTATGAGCATGCCCGTCGACGCCGACCGCCGCTGGGTGCTCGTGCTGCTGCAACTGGTGCACACCCGGGTCGCCATCATCGGGCCACCGATACGAATCGAGTCTCCTTGCCCTGCCGGTCAGCGGGGTTTCACAGGTCCGGCAGTGCCAGGAAGCACGCCGGACCTTCTTTTTTGACCGAACCGCATGACGCGAAGCGCCTATAAACCGTCGATCGCCGCGAAGTTCTGCGCCGCCGTCGCGGAGGGCGACAAGAGCATCCGGACCATCTGCAAGATGCCCGGCATGCCCAGCAAGGCCACCGTGTTTCGCTGGCTGGCCGAGCACGAGGATTTCCAGAAGCTGTACGAGCTGGCGAAGGACGAGCAGGCCGAGACCTTCGTCGACGAGGTCGTGGAGATCGCTGACAACGCGAAGGGCACGAAGATCGGCGTGGCCAAGGCCAAGCTGCAGATTTACGCGCGCATCGAAGCGGCGCAGAAGATGAAGCCGCGCAAGTACGGTCGGCAGCAGGGTGGTGGCGCCGGCGAAGGCGACAAGCCTGAAGACCTGGCCGGGCAGATCCGCGCGCTGGTCGCAGCTGCAGGCGCTGTAACCGGAACACCAGATGAAAATTCCTGATCGGCTTTACCCGCTGCGCTATCACCCGGTGCAGCACGCATACGAGCACAGCAAGGCGATTTACAACGTCGTGCCGGCCGGCCGCCGGTCGGGCAAGACCGAGAAGGCGAAGCGGAAGGTGTTCAAGCACCTGTGGATCCCGAAGCCCTGGCCGGATCCGCGCTACTTCTGCGCGGCACCGACGCGTGACCAGGCGCGCCAGATCTACTGGGACGACCTCAAGCGGATGATCCCCGAGCAGCTGCGCGCGGAGACGTCCGAGACTTATATGATGATCCGCACGATCATGGGCAGCGAGGTGTTCGTGATCGGCATGGATAAGCCGCAGCGGATCGAGGGCCGGCCCTGGGATGGCGGCATCCTGGACGAGTACGCGGACATGAAGGCCGGCGCCTGGGGTGAGAACGTGCAGCCTGCGCTGGCCGACCGGGATGGATGGTGTGACCTGATCGGCGTACCCGAGGGGCGGAACCACTACTACGACACGTACCAGTACGCCAGGGACAGCGGCGATCCGGACTGGGCGGCCTTCACCTGGCTGTCGTCGGACATCCTGCCCGCGAAGGTAATCGAGCGTGCGCGCCGCAGTCTTGACGAGCTGGTGTACCAACAGGAGTACGAAGCGAGCTTCGTGAACTTCCTGGGCCGCATCTACTACCCGTTCCTGCACGCCACACACTGCAGCAGCGAGCTGACCTACGACAGCGGCAAGACGCTCGTCTTCTGCTTCGACTTCAACGTGGACCCTGGCATCGCGGCTGTGTGCCAGGAGCAGCGCATGCCGGGGCAGTACGAGCGGAACGACGAGGGCGTGATGCTGCTGAACCGGCCGATCTACGGCACGGGCGTGATCGGTGAGGTCTGGATCCCGCAGAACAGCAACACGGTGGCCGTGTGCCGGCGGCTGCTGAAGGACTGGGGCGACCACCAGGGTGCGGTGATTTGCTACGGCGATGCCACCGGCGGCAGCCGCGGCTCGGCCAAGGTGCTGGGCAGCGACTGGGACCTGATCAAGGACACGCTGCGCAACGGCGACGACGAGTTCCGTGGCTTCGGCGATCGCGTCGAGTTCCGCGTCTCCAGCTCCAATCCGGCGGAGCGCGCCCGCGTGAACGCCGTGAACACCAGGTGCAAGAACAACGCCGGCGAGATCCGCCTGATGGTCGACCCGAAGGCTGCGCCGCACGTCGTGCGCGACTTGGAGGGCGTCACCGCGCTGCCTGGCGGCAGTGGCGAGATCGACAAAAAGAGCAACCGGGAGCTGACGCACATCTCCGACGCCCTGGGCTACTACGTGGCGAAGGAATACCCGATCTACAACAACCGGCTGGGCCAGGCCGAGCTGCAAGGATATTGACCATGCCCATCTACACCCCGCACGCGCAGTGCGAAAGCGCGCTGGCCGTCTGGCGGAAGTGCCGCGACGTGATCGCCGGCCAGGAGGCCATGCACGAGCGGTCACGCGCCATGACCTACCTCCCGAAGCTGAAGGGCGAGAGCAAGGAGGACTACAGCCGGCGCCTGGCGCGCAGCGTGTTCTTCAACGCCACCTGGCGCACGATCGACGGCCTGAACGGCATGCTGTTCCGGAAGGCGCCGGGCGTGAAGGTCTCGGCGATCACGGAGCCGATGCTGGCGGACGTCACGCAGTCCGGCATGAGCCTGACCACGCTGGCGAAGGAAGTCGGCAAGGAAGCGATGTCGGTGGGCCGCATTGGCCTGCTGGTGGACTACCCGCGCGCACCGGCAGGCGACATGACCGTGCAGCAGGCGCAGGCGCTGGGCATGCGACCGAAGATGAGCATGTACAAGGCAGAGGCCATCACCAACTGGTCTACCGGCTGGGTGGCCGGCCGCACGCTGCTCACGCGCCTGGTGCTGGAGGAGTGCCACGAGTACTGCGACCCGAACGACAGGTTCGTGACGCTGAGCGAGGCGCGGTGGCGCTGTCTCGAGCTGGTGGCCGGCGATGATGGCCTGGTCGTGCAGGTGACGGTCGAGCGCAAGGTCGCAGACAGCGACAAGGGCGAGACGGAAGTGGTCGACGCGTTCGTGCCGCTGAAGAACGGTAAGCCGCTGCGCGAAATCGAGTTCGTGTTCATCAGCGCCGACAGCACGCAGCCGCACATTGAGCTGCCACCGCTGATCGACCTGGTGAACATGAACATCAGCCACTACCAGAGCACGTCGGACGTGGAGCACGGCGCACACAAGACGGCTCTGCCGCAGCCGTATGCCACCGGCATCAGCGAGGGCGAGAAGATGCCAACGTTCTACATGGGCGGCGGGAACATCTGGCTGCACCCGAACCCGGAAGGCACGTTCGGGATGCTGGAATACGCTGGCCAAGGCCTGGCCGCGATCGAGACGCGCATCGAGGTCAAGGAGCGCCAGATGGCCGTGCTGGGCGCGCGCATGCTGGAGCAGCAAAAGGCCGCCGCCGAAACCGCGGAAGTGGCCGGGATGCACCGTTCGGGCGAACAGTCGTCGCTGGCCACCATGGCCGACACGATCGACGCCGGCATGGTGCGGGCGCTGAAGTGGTTCGACGAATGGGCGGGCGGTACCGGCGACGTGGCCTTCGACCTGAACAAGGAGTTCCTGCCGGTGAACCTGTCGGCGCAGGAGCTCACGGCTCTGGTGGCGGCCTGGCAGTCGGGCGGCCTGTCCGACCAGGAGCTGTTCGGCAAGCTGCAGCGCGGCGGCGTGATCGCCGACGGCGTGACGTTCGAAGAGCACAGCGCCCAGGTCGAGAACTCGCGCCCGGCCAACATGCCGCAGCCGGTGGCGGCCCCGGTCGCGGCGCCGGCGGAGTAACGCATGGGCAGCATTGACCAGGCCATCGTCGAAGCGCTGCTGGCCCAGCACATTTTCCTGCTGCGCTTCGCCGCCGGCGAGCGCGAGGCCGTGCTGCGGATCCTCACCACGATGGAGGAGGAGCTGCTGGACCGCCTCACGTTCAAGGGGCGGGAGCTGAGTGAGGCCACGCGCGCCGACGTCGCTGCGCTTCTCAAGGAATGCCAGACGGTCATCGGCGACTACTACGACCACGTGACGAGCAGTTCGCTCGACGGCCTATCCGGGCTGGGCCAGGTCGAGGCGAAGGCCACGGCCGGTGCCATCGAAGCGGCGTTCGCTGCGCAGATCACGCCGGCGCTGCCCACCGAGGGCTATTTCCGGGCGCTGGTAAAGAACACCCTGATCGAGGGTGCGCCGGCCGCCGACTGGTGGCGCGGGCAGAACCAGGCGCTGCAGTCGAAGTTCAGCAACGCGGTGCGGCAGGGCCTGGCCGCCAGCGAGACGAACGCGAAGATCATCCAGCGGGTGCGCCGCGACGTCATGCCGATGGCACGCAACCACGCCGCGTCGCTGGTGCAGACCTCCGTGGCCACCGTGGCCGGCGAGGCGCGGATGGAGACGTACCGTCGGAACGACGACGTGATCAACGGCTTCCGCCAGGTCTCGACGCTGGACAGCCACACGACGCTGGTGTGCACGGCGTACAGCGGGAAGGAATGGGACAACGAGCGCCAGCCGGTCGGCCACAGCCTGCCGTTCGTCAGTCCGAAAGGATCCGCCGCCGGCTGCCCGCGGCACTTCAACTGTCGATCGCTGATCGCGCCGCGCACGAAGACGTTCAAGGAGCTCGGCCTGGACGTTCCCGAGTTCCGGGCCAGCACGAAGGCCGCCAGCGGCGGGCCCGTGGCCAGCAAGCTGACGTTCGACGAGTTCCTGACCCGCAAGGGCCCGGCCTTCAGTGACGAGTTGCTGGGCAAGGGCCGCGCGGAGCTGTGGCGCAAGGGCACCATCAGCCTGTCCCAGCTGCTGGACCAGTCTGGCCGGCCGCTGACGCTGGCGGAGCTGCGCGCCAGGTACGAATAGGAGAGCGATATGCAAATGCAACTGAAGATGAAACTTCGCCTGCCGTGGTGGGCGGCGACCTACGTGCGCCTGTGCGCGCTGATCAATGCGTGCGGCGTGCCGGTCGATAGCGCGGCAGTAGCCGACAAGATCGTTCGCAACGCGCGTATGGCGCTCAGCACGACCGAGGCCAGTAAGTAGCACCACAACCGATTTGCATCACCCGGGCTGCCTGAGGCGGCCCTTTTTCATTGCGGCTGCGCCGCCAACCATCCCTGAGGGAAACCAGATGAAAACCAAGCTCTACCACTTCCTGATGCGCTACATGCACGTCACCGGCCTGATCGCATTCGCGTACGACCCGGACGACGCCGACACGAAGGCTGCCCTGAAGGCGGCCGTCGACGAAGCGGTCGCACCGGTGCTGGCGAAAAACAAGGAACTGCTGGGCGAGGTCAAGAAGGCAAAGCGCGGCGCGGAAATCGATCCGGCCGAGCATGAGCGCCTGGAAACGGAGCTCGACGCCACCAAGGCCCAGCTGGCCGACGTCAACAAGCAGCTGAAGACGGCCAACAAGGCTGCTGAGGATGCTGGTAAGGCACTGGACGGCGAACGCGGCTTCACGCAGTCGCTGCTGGTGGACCAGGGCCTGTCCGCAGCGCTGCTGGAAACCGGCGTCAAAAACCCTGCGCACCTGAAGGCCGCCGCGGCGCTGCTGAAGACCTCGAACAAGATCGAGATCGTGGCCGGCGACGACGGCACGCGCAGCGCGCAGGTGGGTGGCAAACCGCTGGCCGAATTCGTCAAAGGCTGGGCCGCTGGCGATGACGGCAAGGCGTTCGTCTCGGCGCCCGTGAACACCGGCGGCGGCGCTGCTGGTGGTTCGGGTAGCGGCGGCGGTGGCAACGTCAAAGGAAATATGGCCGGCACCCCTGAAGAGCGCCGTGCCTGGATCGATGCGAAGAAAGCCGAAGCTGGCGTAACCGATTAAATTTTAGGAGCAACACAACATGGCACTGACCGCAATGCAGGTCTTCCAGCAGTTCATCATGCCCGCCGCAATGGAGCGCCTGGCGCAGCAACTGCAAAAATTCAACGCCGCCAGCAATGGCACCCTGGTCATGTCGACCGAGGGCTTCATCGGCGACTTCCTCCAGAAATCCGCCTGGGCCAACGTGTCGTCTGCGCAGCGCCGTGTCGACCGCTACGCGGCCAACGGCGCCGTCGCCGCTACTCCGCTGCAGCAGTTCAAGGAATCGGCAGTGAAGGTCGCCGGCGGCTTCGGTCCGATCCTGTTCGAACCGTCGCAGCTGTCGTACATCGAGAAGGCAAGCACCGAAGCCATCGATGTGATCTCGATGTCGCTGGCTGACGCGATGCTGTCGGACATGCTGAACACGCTGATCGCCGTCCTGGTGGCCGCCATCAGCAACAACGTCAATGCCGTGAATGACGTCTCCGCAACCGCGGGCCTGTCGCTGGACGCATTCAACAACGCGCACGCACTGTTCGGCGACTCGTCCGGCAACCTGGCCGGCCAGGTGATGAACGGCCGCACCGCCCACAAGCTGATCGGCGCAAACCTGGCCAACAACGCCAAGCTGTTCACCGCCGACAACGTGTTGGTCCTGGACGTGCTGGGCAAGCCGGTGATTGTTACCGACGCGCCGGCGCTGATGCAGGCTGGTACCCCGAACAAGCTGAAGGTGCTGTCGCTGGCGTCCGGCGCCGGCACGGCGATGAACAACGGCGACATCATCACCAACGTCCAGCAGACAAACGGCAAGGAGCGTATCGAGACGACCTTCCAGGCCGACTACACGTACGGCCTGCAACTGAAGGGCTACACCTGGGACGAGGTCAACGGCGGCAAGTCGCCGACCGACGCCGAGCTGGCCACGGGCACGAACTGGGACCAGACGGCCAGCTCGATCAAAAACACGGCCGGCGTCATCACCATCGGCGACGCCTCCAAGTAACCCGCACCGCCCGGCCGCCCGCACGGAGCTGGGCTCACTCGAGAGAGCCCCATGAGCAAAAAAGAATCCCTCCCGGTCTGGCCGCTGGCCGGTCCGTTCTTCATCTATAACGAGGACGTCAAGGAGCTGGCTGCCCAGCACCGCCTGCGCATCGTCGACGCCAACGCCGTGCCGGAAAAGCCGCCGTTCAAGGTCGCACCGAAGTCTGACTGGCCGAAGGTCACGATCAAGGACGAATACAAGCCGGCCAAGGCTGAAAAGGCCGAGCCGAAGGCCAAGACCGCGAAGCAGGACGAGAAGCCCGCCGGCGATGGTGTGGGCCAGGGCGAAGAGCCACCGAAGGAGTAAGCAATGCCAACGACCAATTCCACAGCTGGCGTCACCATTTCGCTCACGGCAGGCCGCAAGCTGACCATTTCCTGCGGCGTAAAGTCGAAAGGGGCGGTGGACATCGTCTCCGGAGTGCCTGATGCAGGCTTTAGCACGCGCCGTGTTTCGTTCGGGGCTCCAGTGGTGCTGGGTCCGTACAACACGGATGCTGTGATCAAGGTGCGAGCAGTGATGGGTTGGGTGAGCTACACCACAGCGGAACTCGCCCCAGAGATCGAGGGTGGCGTTCCGCGCAAAGGCGTTGCGTCGATGAAGTCCATCCCGCTGGGCCTGTATGCTCAGTGGCCAAGCGACAACGCGTATCTGAGCACTTCATTCTGGCCAGGTGCGGGCGCTGGCCGCACAGCGCTGGCGCGCGTGACAGGCGACCCGGCGTTGTTCTACCAGACCACCCCAACAGCCTTGGGTGCGGTGCCCGGCTGCACGGTAACGACGCTCGCTGGTACTTCGGTGGCCGCGGCGAACGCGCTGATGGACTCGTTCGGAAATGTCATCGGTGATGGCGCGGCCTCGATCGTTGCTGCGTGGCTCGCGAAGAACGGCGACATCTTCTTCGTGAGCACGCACGGGGCGAGCAATGGTAACCCGGCTAATCGTTCTGCTCTGTTCAGGGCGCGGCTCAACGCTTCCAAGACGGACGCAACCGTGGGCAGCGACACAGCGGCATCGAACAAGCGGGCATGCATCGATATTGGCCGCTGGCCTCAGACTGCCGCAGGCCCGTGGTCTCGCAATATCCGCATGCTGGCCAGGGCGTCGTTCCTGGAGGCTACGGTGGATGGCGTATCGCATTACTACTACTGCGAATACAACGTCGCGGGAGGTGATCGTGTGCCCGGCGGGCTCAACGACCAGTGCATCATCTACCGGTCGGTGGACCTGGGAGCGACGTGGGAAGTGTTCATGGAGTTGAACACCGGCGGCACGAACATCATCGCGCATTTCCATGGCGCCGTGCAGGACCCGTACACCGGTGTGATCTACTTCATGACCGGCGATTTCAACACGCAGAATGCAGTGATCTCGTACGACGGGAAGTCGCCGAAGCTTGCGGCAAACACGCCCCTCGCCGAAATCAGTTCCAAGCCTGGCTTCAAGTGCATCAACAACACCGAGCTGGTGCGCTTTACGGATCTTTGCTTTACACCGGACAAGATTTTCACGTTGCCGGACGCAGATACGGAAGCCGGCGACGCCACAAGTATTGCGTATGTGAACACCACGCTCGCGCGCGATCTTGGGTACATCGTCAGCGTCAGCCGAAATCCTGAACGTCATGACAAGGTGCCACCCTTCAGTGCGATCCAGCATTCCCGTCTGGGGGCGCTATTCATCTCGTTCCGACAAGACGCCACGCAGCAGGAATATGACGCCTACCCCTGGTACGACCTTCACTCGTGTGATGTCGAAACGTCCGAATGGGTGCTGATCGGTCGGATCAACAGTCGACTCAGCCGATTCGGGCAAAACCCACTTTCGTTCTTCGTTGACCATCTCGATCGAGTGTGGGCTGGAATCACCAACGCTCGCTGGGATGCCACGCTGGATAACGGAATTGGTCAGGTCGCCAGCAAAAGCAGTTCGCTGTGCATCACGATGGGGCCACGCCAGGTTACCCCGTACGTTTTCGAGGGGGGCTGATGATGAAGATCGCCGATGCCAGGTCCGACATTTCAGCCGCGTGGACAGGGAAACAGCTACTTCGCCGATTACCCGCCTTGCTCGCATTGATAGCAATAGCCACTGATGTCTGCGCTGTGGCGGTGATTGGCAGCAGCGCCTACGGTGATGACGCAGATCTCAGGCGCGACATCGTTGCACTCTATCTCCCGAAAGGCGCCAGCCAGGTTTGTAGTGCTTTGGTCCGGTATTTCGGTGGCTACTGCTCGGTCAGCGGAAATGGCGCTTCGCGCGAGATCCTGCTGCAAGACGCTGGCGGTAACGACCCTGCGTTCTACCTCATCATCCCGATACCGGAATAGCTCATGGCACTCATCGTAGAAACCGGCACCGGCCTGGCCAACGCTGCCAGCTACGCCAGTGTGGCCGCCGCCGATGCCTACCACGCGTCGCGCGGTAACGCGCTGTGGAACACGCTCGCCACGGAACGCAAGGAGCAGCTGCTGCGCGCGGCGACGGATTACATGGTCGTCTACGCGGCCTCGTGGTCCGGATCCCGGCAGTATGCCGAGCAGGCACTGGACTGGCCGCGCGACGGCGCCGAAGCGTTCGACTTCGACGTGCCGCAGAGCACGGTGCCGGCCCAGGTGGTGAACGCCTGCGCGGTGCTGGCCCTGAAGGCCGCGGCCGGGCCGCTGCTGCCGGATCCGGCACAGGCGAAGAAGCGGCAGAAGGTCGGGCCGCTGGAAGTGGAGTACCAGGACTACAGCACGTCGACGAAACGCTACGCCAGCGTGGACGCCATGCTGCTGCCGTTCTTCGGCGCCGGCGGCGGTTCGATCTACATGGCCCGGCTGGAGCGCTCCTGATGGATTTCGATTACATACAGACCCGCGACGACGCTCGCCAGGTCCTAATCGACTTCGGCGGCGCCGAGCCCGGGCTGACCTTTGCGCGCACGACGAAGGGTGGCCACGTGCCAGGCGCTGGTGGCCCGGCCGCCGGCAGCACCATCACCACCGTGGCGATCGGCGTCATGCTGCCGTATGGGCAGGGCACCACCGCGCGCGAGGGCTCGCTGATCCTGGCGAGTGACCAGCGCGCGTACGTCGCGGCGGTCGACCTGGGCGGCGCCGAGATCCTGGCGCCGGCGAAGGGCGACAAGTGCCTGGCGCCGGACGGCCAGACCTACAACGTCGAGAACGTGTGGACGACGGCGCCGGCCGGCATCCCGGTGCTGTACGAACTGCAGCTGAGGCGCTGATGGCTGGCCGCTTCACTGCAGACCTGCGCCGCTTCGTGGCGCGGGCGAACGGCAATGCGGACGCGGTGGTGCGCAAGGTGGTGCTGGACCTGGGCACCGCGATCATCGAGCGCACGCCGGTGGGCGATCCGCTCACCTGGAAGCATCCGGCTCCAGCAGGTTACGCCGGAGGCAGGGCTCGCGGATCCTGGAACTACGGCTTCGGCAACGTGCCGCCGCCGGCGCAGCAGGTCGACGAATCCGGCGGCGCATCGATGGCGCGTGTCGTCTCGGGCGTGGCCGGCAACGATGCGCGCGGCCTGCACTACATCATCAACAGCGTGCCGTACATCCGACGGCTGGAATACGACGCCTGGAGCACCCAGGCGCCGGCCGGCATGGTGCGCATCACCATCGAGGAGTTCCAGCACTTCGTCGAGCAGGCATGCAGGGAGGTCAATCGATGAGCGATCCACGCATCCGCGCGGCGCTGGACACGCAGCTGATGACGCTGCCGGATTCGCCGCGGGTGGCGTGGCAGAACGAGGATTTCACGCCCACCGCTGGCCAGGCGTATCTGGAGGCCTGGTTGCTGCCGGCGCGCAACCAGAGTGCCAACATCCGCAGCACGACAACCGTGCACCGCGGGGTCTACCAGGTCAACGTGTGCTGTCCGCAAGGCGATGGCACCGGGCCGGCTGAGACGATCAGTGCGCAGCTGCAGGCGCTGTTCGATCCGACGGCGCCGCCGCTGGAGTTTGCCGGCGTGCCGGTTCGTATCACCCGCAAGCCGGACGTCGGCCAGCCGCTGGACGGGCGGCCCGGCTTCTTCGTTATTCCCGTCTCAATCTCCTACGAATCCATTTTCTGAAAGGGCCATCACCATGGCAGCAAGCAAGAAAGCAATCAATTCGGCAGGTGCAGGCCTGCTGGTCTGCCTGACCCTGCCGGCGACCGACAACGCCGCTGGCTACGAGGCGCTGACCTTCATCGAGGTCGGCGAGATCACCAACATCGACGGTGATATCGGCCGCGTGTACGACCAGATCGAAGTGAACAACCTGCGCCAGCGCCGCAAGGAGTATCGCAAGGGTCCATTTTCCGAAGGCACGCCGTCGATCACGACGAACTACGCGCCAGGCGACGACGGCCAGATCGCCATGGCCACCGCGCTGGGCATGGATACCAATGTGTCGTTCTGCATCGAGCTGAGCGACGGTACCGCGAAATACGCCCAGGGCATCGTGCTGTCGGCGCCGTTCAAGATCGGCGACCTGGCGGGCGTGGTCAGCGGCACGTACAGCATCGCGCTGAACACGGGCATCGTTACCGTCCTGCCGACCTGATTTCTTCCACCAGGTGCTTTTGGCGGCCGCCAGCATGGGGCCGCTTTTTTTCGTCCATACAAAAACATTCCCTCCTTTGGAGCACACGAACATGAAATCCCCTATCGCCCGTTTCGCCCTGGTTGCCGCCGCACTGATCCAGTTCAAGGACTTCGACGGCAAGCCCGCCTACGTCCAGAAGGAAGTGCCGAAGCTGAACGATGACGGCATCCCCGCCATCGAGGATGGCCAGCCCGTGCTGGTCCTGGTCGACGACCTGGACCAGCCGATCGGCGTGCGCATGGTGGCACCAGGCTCGAAGGAGCACCGCGCGGCCGAAGATGCCGTCGCCAAGCTGGCCCGCCAGCGCGCCGAGAAGATGTCGAAGAAGGAGCGCGAGAACAGCTCGTCGCCGTCCATGTTCCTGTGGCTGGGCACCGAGAAGGCCGCCCGCATGGTCACCGAGTTCGTCGGCTTCGACTACGCCGGCAAGGGCGCCAGCGTCGAAAACACGAAGGCCTTCCTGGAAGACCCCGAATGGAAGTTCCTCGCCGACCAGGTGCGCGCCGCGACCGGGGATGACGAGCGTTTTTTGCAGACGGCCTCCGCCAGCTGATCCGGCGGGCGCAGCACCTGGCGTGGCTCGACTGCACGCCGGAGAAGGCGAAGCTGCCGCGTCGCTCGTCTCTCGTCCTGCGCCAGAAGCAGGGCGAGGAAGTGCTCGAGCTGGAACAGACGGAGCTGGAGCCGTCGCTGACGTACTTGATCAACTACCTGTTCCAGGTCGGGCCCACGATGGGCGACCAGGAGCTCACGTTCGGCGAGATGAGCGCCTGGTGCGAGCGCAGCGGTGCTGACCTTGATGACTTCGAATCGCTGGCCCTGAAGCAGATGAGCCGCGCCTACCTGTCGATGGCGCACCAGGCTCGGGATCCGAAATGCATCTGCCCGGCGTTCGACGCGCCCGACCTCGACGAGATGGAGCCTGAAGACGCTGCGGAGCAGCGCACGAAGGTGGAGCAGGGCCTGGCGAAATGGTTCGCGTCAGCGGAAGACGCGCACGGCAAACGCGGTGCGGTGAAACAGAAAGGGAAGTAGATGACCGATATCGCAGAACTGGGGATCCGGATCGACTCGCGCCAGCTGCGGCAGGGTGGCGATGCGCTGGACGACTTCGCGCGCCGCGGTGCGAACGCCGAGGTATCGGCCGAGAGCCTGATGGGCGTTGTGAAGTCGCTGGGCAAGGGTCTGGCCGGCCTGGCCCTGATCGTGAAGGCGATGGACTTCGGCGACGCCATCGTGCGCGCCCAGCGCGATTTCGACAAGCTGAACGCCTCCCTCATCACCGCCACGGGCTCGGTCGGCAACGCGGGCCAGGCCTTCGCGGCCCTGCAGCGCTTCGCGGCCACGACGCCGTACAGCCTGAAGGAAGTGTCGGACGGCTTCATCAAGCTGCGCAACCTGGGCCTGACGCCGTCGGAGCGCGCGCTGCAGTCCTACGGCAACACGGCGTCCGCGATGGGCAAGAGCCTGAACCAGCTGGTCGAAGCGGTCGCCGACGCCGCTACCGGCGAGTTCGAACGCCTGAAGGAATTCGGCATCAAGTCGAAGAATCAGGGCGACACGATCGCCTTCACGTTCCAGGGCACGACGACCACGGTTGCGAACAACGCGGCCGCAATCGAAGGCTACCTCATGAAGCTGGGCGAGGTGCAGTTCGCCGGCGGCATGGAGCTGCAGGCCAGCACCCTGGATGGCGCGATTTCCAACCTGGCCGACACGTGGGATATGACGCTGCTGGCGTTCGCACAGACTGGCTTCGGAGATGCGGTCATGGCTTCCACGCTCGCGCTCGCTGGCGCCCTCACGGATCTCCAGGCGATCATTCGTTCGACCACCGGCGACTACGACGACCAGAAAAAGGCGATTCAGGAGCTCCGCCCACTGCACGACGCGCTCACAGAAATTTTTACAGTTGGCGCGGTCGCTGCGAAGCTTGCTTCCAGCGCGGTTACGGCCCTCACCGCGAATGTGGAGGCCTACTGGGCAGTGCTCCAGGCCGCAATGAAAGGGCAGCACGAGCTGATCCCAGGCATCCTCACTGCGCGCAAGAAGCAGATGGAAGAGGAAGCGCAGATGACCAATGCCCAGGTTGAGAAGATCCGATGGGCGGCAGCAGTCGCAGAGAAGGTGCGCGAAAACGAGCGTGCAGCGAAGGAGCGCGAAAAATCTGACGACCTGGCGCGCTACGCGATCGTCACGAAGGCCGTCCAGACGCAGACGGCGGCGCAGAAGAAGTCCGCCGACGAGGCCGCCAACTGGGCGAAGAAGACGCTGGAAGCAGGCCGCGACACGATCTCGGTGATGCAGGCTGAGCTCGCTGCCTTCGGCGAGCTGGGCCCGGAGCAGAAGAAGTCGATCGCGATCCGCGCCGACCTGGTGAAGTACGCCAAGCTGCTGTCGCCCGAGATCCGCAAGAACATCGCCGCGCAGCGCGACGAGATCGATGCGCAGGAGCGCATGAATCAGGAGCTCGAGCTGTACCTGAAGCTGATGGATGACCGCGCCGCGGCCGGCCAGCGCGACATCGACGCCGCGACCGACAGCACGAAGTCGCTGCTGGACCAGGTCAAGTACTACGGCCTGACCGAGGCAGCCGTACTGCGCCTGCAGCTGGCGGAGCTGCAGCGCAAGCAGCAGAACGCGGGCGACAACGCGCTCGAGCAGAACCGGCTGTTCCAGCTGATCGCTGCGACCGAAGACCAGATTGCCCTGCAGGAAAAGCTGGGCAAGATGAAGGCCAACGCCGACTTCTGGACGTCGCTGGAGAGCACCGCGCACAGCACGTTCACGTCGATCTTCGACGGCAGCAAGAACGCGGCCGAGCGCATCCGCGACACGTTCAAGAACATCCTGTTCGACTGGCTGTACCAGATGACCATAAAAAAATGGATCATCAACCTGCAGGCGGATGCCTCGGCCAGCGGTCTGCCGTCCATCATCGGCGCGGTCTCTGGCAGCGGCAGCAGTGCCGGCGGCACGGGTGTCATGGGCAATGCGTCGAGCCTGATCAGTGCTGGCCGGATGATCTACCAGGGCTTCACAACCGGCCTGTCCGGCACGGTAGGCGGCATGGTGACGCAGTTCGGTAACCTGCTGGGCTCGCAGGCGGTGAGCGCGTTCGGTACCGGCCTGGGCCTGACCGGTGCGCAAGCCGGCGCAGCATCCGGCGCATACGCTGCGGCCGGCAACGCGACGGCTGCCAGCGGCATTTCTGCAGGCGCCGGTGCCGCGGGTGCAATCCCGATCATCGGCTGGATCATCTCCGGCATGATGGCCAACAACAAGTTCTTCAAGCAGGGCTGGAACATCGACGGTCAGACCGGCGATATCGCCAAGTCCCTGCTGGGCAGCACGCTGAAGGGCAACCCGTTCGGGGCGCTCGGTGCGACGGCGACGGTCGGCATCAATGCTGCCAACAGCCTGCTGAAGAAGATCGGCCTGAACGACCAGATGGCGTCGCTCATCTCCGGCTCGTCGCTGTGGACGCGTGCCTTCGGCCACCAGAAGCCGACGATCGAAACGCAGGGGATCCAGGGCACGATCAGCGCGTCCGGCTTCAGCGGCGAGGCGTTCGCCAACATCCTGCAGAAGGGTGGCTGGTTCCGGTCCGACAAACGTTCGACGCAGACGGCCGCACTGTCTACCGACACCGATGCGAACTTCGACAACACGATCCTGGCCATGGTCGCGGCGGTGAAGGGCTTCGGCAGCGCGATCGGCGCCGAGACGAGCGTCATCGACGGCTACAGCAAGGCGATCAAGCTGACGCTGACGAACGACGAAGCGAAGAATCAGGAGCTGATCGCCGCGGCGTTCGGCGGCGTGGCCGACGACCTGGCCACGTTGCTGGTGCCGAGCATCGCGAAGTTCACCGCGGAAGGCGAGACGGCCAGCACGACGCTGCAGCGCATCGCCACGGACTTCGCCAATGTCACCACGGTGCTCGATTCGATGGGCGTCACGAGCCTGCAGGCGTTCGGTGCGGTGGGCGTGGCCACGATCGAGGCGCGCGAGCGCCTGATTGCGATGGCCGGTGGCATCGATGCGCTGGCCCAGCAGACGGACTTCTTCACGCAGAACTTCATGACCGACGCGGAGCGCATTGCGCCAGTCCAGAAGGCGGTGAGCGAACAGCTGGCGGCGCTGGGTTACACCGGCGTGTCCACCAGCGACCAGTTCAAGGCCGCGGTGATGGGCCTGGCCACGTCGGGCGCGCTGGCGACGGAAGCAGGCGCAAAGACGTACGCGGGCCTGTTGGCGCTCGCGCCAGCATTCAAACAGGTCTCGGACTATACCGACGGCCTGGCGAAGGCTGCTGCCGATCTTGCGGCACAGCAGGCGCTGGAAGATGCCGCAAAGGCAGCCGAAGAGGCCCAGCGGGCTGCGAAGCTGACGCAGGACCGGCGCGCGCTGGAAATCCAGATCATGGAGCTGTCCGGCGATGCTGTTGGCGCCCTGGCTGCCACGCGGGCCGACGAGCTGGCGTCCGTGAACGAGACGCTGCGACCGCTGTACGAGCGCATCTACGCCCTGCAGGACGAGCAGGCGGCGGCGGAGAAGGCGGCGCAGGCCGCGGCGGAAGTGGCACAGGCGCTGCAATCGAGCGCCGACGCACTGCGTGGCATCGCCGCATCCGCTCTGGCCGACCTGCAGCGCTCGGTGGCGGCGCAGAAGGATGCTGTGAAAGCAGCGTTCGATCTGAGTATGGTGGCGATCGGAAAAAGCATCGACACGATCAACGCTTCGATTGCGAAGACCACGGCGCTGTCGCAGTCGCTGAAGTCGACGCTGTCGGGAATGTCGGTGCAGGGCAATGAGGGCGTCAACCGCGCTGCAGCACAGGCGCAGATCCAATCGGTACTAGCAATTGCAAAGGCCGGAGGCGCGCTGCCGGACGTGGACTCGATCAAGGATGCCCTGGCGCTGGCATCGAAATCGGACACGAGCGACTTCGCAACGTTCCTCGACTACCAGCGGGACTTCGCGCGGACGGCTTCCAGCATCCAGGAGCTGTCCGACCTGACTGACACGCAACTCACCGCCGAGCAGCGGCAGCTCGCGCTGCTGACGGACCAGAAGGACCTGCTGCAGAAGCAGTATGACGCCGAGGTGGCGCGTCTCGACGGCATCCTGGAGAAGGCGCAGGAGCAGATCGACGTGTTGAATGGGATCGCGACTGGCGTGCAGACGATTCCATCGGCACTGGCCGCCTTTGCTGCCGCTATCCAGGCCGCGATGGCCAACCCGATAAATGGCGCCGCCACGCAGACTCAGGCGGCCTACAGCCAGTATCTCGGCCGCGACGCATCACAGTCCGAGATCGACTACTGGAAAGGCCAGGCCGCCAACGGTGTGAACGTGGGCGCCGCAGTGGGTGGTTCCGACGAGGCACGCATCCAGGCGCTGTACCGCGAGCTCCTGGGCCGCTCCGGAGACGCTGCAGGCGTGGATGCATGGGAGGCCGCGTTGGCGGCCGGGCAGAGCTGGGATCAGATCCGCGGCGGGTTCATGTCGAGCGACGAATACCAGAAGCTGCACCCGAAGGGCTTCGCATCTGGTGGCTCGCACGCAGGCGGTTGGCGCGTCGTGGGCGAGAACGGCCCAGAGCTGGAGAACACGGCGCCGTCGCGTATCTATTCGAACAGTGCCAGCTCGGACCTGTTCGGCGGCCTGGAGGTGCGCATTCAATCGCTGGAGACGGTGATGGCCACCGGCCTGTCCCGCCTGATCGCGGAAACGAAGCGCGGCAGCGATGCCGTGGAGAACTTGGACGAGCGCGGTGTGCTGCAGCGCGATGAAATGGAGATTGGTTAATGACGCTGCGCATCATCCGGCCCGCCTGGGCCGACGACGACCTGGTCGCGGTCGCCGACATGCTCGTGGTCAGCAACGTAGCCGAAGACGTGCTCTTGTGGGACCCCGTCCCGACTTACGCAGTTGGCGATCGCCGGCGCCGCGACACGACGCATCGCATCTACGAGGCCGGTGCGCCCAGCACCAACAAGGTGCCGGAGACGAACCTTGCGGGCACGCCGGCGCCGTGGATCGATGTGCAGGCCACGAACCGGTTTGCGATGTTCGACGCGGTGAACAACACCGTCACCAGCAACCCCGAATCGATCGACGTGACGTTGAGCCCTGGCCGGTTCAACTCCCTGTACCTGGGTGGCCTGGATGCGGCGACGGTCGATGTCACCGTGGCCGTCGACGGCGTGGTCGTCGATTCCCGGCATCTCGAGCTGCTGGTCGATAACGTGTTTTCATGGTCCGAGTGGCTGAGCGAGCCGATCATCCGCGACACCGACGCCGTGCTGTTCGACCTGAACGGCTACGGCGGCGCCACGCTGCGCGTCGTCATCAGCCAGCCGGAAGGGGTGGCGAAGTGCGGCACGCTGGTTGTTGGGCGTTCGCGCGTGCTGGGCGAGGTGCAGAGCAGCGCCGGCTTCCGCATCAAGGCCAACACCTCCTACAAGGAAAACGGCTTCGGCGGCGTGAAGAAGACGAAGCGCCCGGGCGCACGCCGCATTCAGGCGCAGGTGTTCGCGTCCAACGCGATGTTCGACGAGGTCAACCGTTTGATGATGGAGTACGACGGCGACACGCTGCTGTGGTCCTTCTCGTACGAATACAAGACGCTCAACGCGCTTGGCTACAAAGAGGACTTCGATTCGACCATCAAAAACGAATCGGGTTTTTTCTACAACCTGCAGGTACTGGGAATGATCTGATGGCACTACCGCAAACCAATATCACCGCTTACGACGGCATCGACATCCCGACGCGCGCCGACCCGGCCAACTGGGACCAGCGTAGTGAGGACGGCTGGGGTCGCCTGAAGCCGGGTGCTGACCAGCACAACGTGCTGGCCGGTCAGGTCAACGTGATGGCCACGGCGGCGAACAACAGCGCTTCGACGGCGGCGCAGGCCGCGATCGACGCCCAGGGCTACCGCAACGAAGCCAATGGTGCGAAGAATGACGCCAATCAGGCGAAGACGGACGCCCAGGCGGCGCGTGCCGGCGCCGAGACTGCGCGCGATGCCGCGCAGGGGTATTCCGAGGCGCTGGCCGGCACCAGCAGCACCTCGCTGGTCGTCGGCATCGGCGTGCGCACCTTCACCGGCGCCGGCCTGGCCGGCAAGAAGTTCACGCCCCAGCAGACGCTGAAGGCTGTCAGCCCGCTGGATGCCAACAAGTACATGGTCGGCACCGTGTCCGCCTATACCAGCAACGGCGCGCAGTCGTCGCTCACGCTGCTGGTGTCGGACGTGAACTCCCTGACCAATGGCTCGACCGGGAACAGCTGGTCGATCGCCGTCAGCGGCGTCGCAGGGCCACCGGGCCCTGTCGGCGGCCTGAATGGCGGCAACCTCGCTGGCTCCCTCAACGAGAAGCAGGCAGCCGACGTGCCCGTCTCCGCGAGCCCGGACATCTGGAGCGGTGCCGGCAACGTGGTGCCGCTGGTGGGCGACGGCACCTGGTCGGACCTACCCGACGCGCCTCAGGCCGGCACCAGTCGAACGGTCCGTATCACGGGCCTCGTTCTGCTGAAGGCCGGCGCCAAGCTGCACGTCCAGGGTGGTACCCAGCGCCTGCGTCCCGGCGACCGCGTCGAGGTGCTGGCCGAGGGTATCGCCGGCCCGTTCAGCCTCACCATCCAGCCCGCCCTGGGCCATCTTCCCGCGATGTACGCGGCAATCCTCGCACTGTAAGGCAGACAACGATGAACACGCATTTCCCAGCTTTCCCGCAAACTCCAGAAATCCTCCCCGCCGTGGCAACTGCGGCGTGCAACCCGGTCGATGGGGCGGGAGCAGTGTTTCTCTGCAAGGGCAAGGAAGACGGCACGATGCTTGTGGGCCTCGGTGCCATGGCCCGGGGCACGGTCAGTGCCGCAGGCCTGCTTCTGTTCCTGAGCAAGGACAACGGCACCACAAAGCAGCTGATCGATGCGGCCTTTTACGGCGGCTTCAACCTCAGCACCACTGCCACCATCCCGCGCGCGCAGTTCACGCGCTTCAGCGAATCCACGCCCTTCCGCCTGGGCAAAGACCAGGAGCTCTACGTTGGCAGCATGGTCGCGCTTCCCGCCGGCTTCGTGTTCGAAGCGGAAGCCGTTCACTTCTGAGGGGAGGCGATGTCGATTACAAGCGTCAGGGCTCTCTCGCGCATGCCGCACGCAGGTTGCAACCCGCGTGTGCCTTTACCTCGTGGCGGGAAGCTGGCCAGCCGAACGAAGGAAGTTACCCTTCGACCTGGGACATCCTCGTGGACAGTTCCGCTCGATGCGAAAGGGCCGGCGACGGTGGTCGGTATTGGTGGCCGGGCGTTTGCCTACGAAGTGTATGGCAGCACGAAGTACTACACGAATCCTTCCCGCACGAACACGTCGCTCTACGGTCCTGACTACCAAGGCACGTTTCTGATGACTGCAGAGGAATACAGCCGCTACGGAATCCCGAGCGACTACTGCTTCCCATCGAACGAGACGGGGTACTACGGCGTGCATCCGTACGGGTTCGATTACTACGGCTACGAGCAGTGCTACTACTACAACAACATCTCGAATACGAACGAGCAGGCGACGTTCCGAACGAATGTGGGCAACACCGGTGTGCCATCGATCACGTACTACTTCCCGGCGAACACGCTCACGCGATTCCAGATGGACTTGGCGCCCGGCTCGTCGGTGGCCCTGTACATCCCCGATGACGGATTCATCCGCGTCATCTACGAAGTCTGAGCTTTCAGCACCAGTCCGCTACCTCGACAGCAGGCCACCTTCGGGTGGCTTTTCAATTTAGGAACCCATGAATCCATCACCCCCACCGCACGACCCGAGTTTCAACCTCGATGTCCTCCTCAGCTGGGTGCTGCTGATCGGCCTGTCCCTGTGGGGCGGCGTCGCCTCGTTCATTCGCAAGATGAAGGAAGGGCACGCACGCGCCTGGAACTTCACTGAGCTGCTGGGCGAGTTGGTCGTCGCCGGCTTCACCGGGATCATCACCGCGAACCTGTGCGACTACATGGCCGCGCCGCCAGCGCTGAAATACGCCCTGGTCGGCATCGCCGCACACATGGGTTCCCGCGCGCTGTTCAAGCTCGAGGGCGTGCTGAACACGAAATTCAATCTGCCGGCGGACGCGCCGGCGCCAACCAAGGAATCCGGCAATGAATCTCACCAGTGAGCAGCTGCACCAGATCGCGCCCGCCGTCGGCCACGCTGTCGGCGCCTACGTCGGCCCGCTGAACGCCGCGATGTCACGGTACGGCATCGACACGCCGCAGCGCGCCGCCCACTTCCTGGCGCAGATCGCGCACGAGAGTGGCGACTTCACGCGCTTCCGGGAGGACCTGAACTACAGCGCCGTCAACCTGCTGCGCACGTGGCCGAAGCGCTTCACGAACCAGGTGGAGGCGCAGGCCTACGCGAACCAGCCCGAGAAGATCGCCAACTTCGTCTACGCCAACCGCATGGGCAACGGCGACCAGAAATCGGGCGACGGCTGGCGGTACCGCGGCGCCGGCTGGATCCAGCTCACCGGCAAGAACAATCAGCGCGCGGCGGCGCTCGAGCTTGGCGTCATCGATGCCGATATCGGCAACTGGCTGGCCACCGTGCCGGGCGCCGCGCTGTCGGCGGCCTGGTTCTGGTGGAAGAACGGCTGCAGCCGCTGGGCGGATACGAACAACGTCGACGCCGTTTCGGACATCATCAACATCGGCCGGCGCACCGAGAAGGAGGGCGATGCGATCGGCTACACGAAGCGCCTGGAGCTGACCCAGCGCGCGCTGAAGGTGCTGTCGTGACGCCCGCGCAGCTGAAAGCCCTCGTGATCGGCGGCGGGCTGCTCGGCGCGCTGGCCCTGGCCGGCTGGAGCGGCCATTGGGTGGGCGCCGCCCGCGTGCAGTCCGCATGGGATCTCGATAAGGTCGCCCGGGCCAGCGCTCAGGAGAAAGCCGTGCTGGCCGCCGTGACCGCCAACGAAAAGGCCCGCCAGGCCGATATTTCCGCCACCAAGGCCACCCTGGCCACCTACAAGGAGAATCTCCGTGAAGCCAACGAGCGTATTGTCGCTGAGCGTGCTGCTGTTGATCGCATCCGGCTGCGCATCTCAATCCCCACTCGTGTGTGCGCCGCTGCCGGCCCCGGCGAAGCCCCAGGCACCGGACCAGCTGATGCAGTCGGAGCCGTCGAAAGCATCGAGCTACCAGAGCCAGTTGAACGGGGTCTTCGAGACCTCGCAGAAAGCGCCGACAGCGAAGTAGCACGGCTCCGCGCGAAGCTGCACGGCCTGCAGGACTGGGTCCGCACGCACGGTTTCTACGAAGTAGGGGAGTAGCGTCGGTCACGCTGATATACTGTGTTTTTGTACAGTATTATTGCAACATGTCCGCAACCACTTCCTCCATGGGTCCGCCGGTGCAGAGCGAGCGGCGCAAAGGCCTGCCCGTCACGGTGGTCATGCTGCGCCGCGATGGCCAGCGCCTGACGTCCGGGGAGTTTCACGCTGCGCCGCGGCTGCGCGGGGAATTCATCCTGCGACCCACAAGCCGGCACCAGACGGGCGGCGGCGCCTCGCACATGGCGGAACTCATCGTGGCCGGCGCCCTCCATTTCACCCCGCTCGGCCTGCCGCTGTTCAATCCCACGATCGAGCTGGCTGATCATCGCGGCTTCGTTGTGAGCGGGTACGAGATCCATTCGGCCGGTGGCAAGCTCGCCCACGTGGAGCAGGCCTGGCTTGTAACTCCCCATGGGGGAGTGTGA